CCTCATCAATTCGGTGATCGATCAGAAGATACAAGAAGCTGTGGAAACAGGCATCTACTCTAAAAAAGATCTTCTCGACTGGATGAAGCATTTACAAGAAGTTGAGACTAGCCTCAAGCCTAAAACACAAGGACCTCAAGTAGCAGTTCAAATTAATAACTATGACAAACTTATGAAGGATCTTATGGAGTAATAATGATCGTTATTGCTGGTGATTCTTATTCAGATATGCATAGGAAAAGTTGTAACGTAGTGCGCTTCAATCCTGAAAGCATCTCTTGGGTAAGAATGTTAAGTGAGGTTTACGATGTTACGTGTGTAGCACATAGTGGGGCCTCAAACCGTGATATCATAAAACAAGTTTATAATGCTCCTGAGTCGTCCCTTTTAATAGTAAATATGAGTCATCCCCATCGTCAATCAAGATTTTTATCACCATATAAAAAAAAAGTTGAGATCAGGTTAAATAGAGATATAGCAGCTTACTTTGGTAAGAAAAATAGAACCTTTTGTTGGACTCCTTTTATGGGATACGAATCTATTAAAGGAGTTGTATTTAAACCTCTTTACAAGTGGAACGAGATGTATTATCCAAAACTATTTAAACAAGTTACTAGTCATCATTTAACCCGCGAGGGAAACGAAATTCTTTTTACATGGATGAAGGAGAGAATCAATGAGCTGGATGAAAGCTTATGTAAAAATGCATGCAGAGCATGAAGCTTTAAGAACTTCATGGTCTGAGAGACAAAAAAATTTGCGAGCGCTTCGCGCTCGGTTGTGGAACGATGAGTTGGTCCGCCGCGCCCCTCACGGTTGGAGATAAGGTTACAGCTAGTGGCACTGATCATTGCTGGCGACTCCTACTCCGTTTTAAGAAAAGGTTCGTGGGTATCGCAAATCGAAACTAAGATTAAACCTCTTGGTGTAAGTGGGTATTCTAATTTGGATATTCTAAAATCTTTAGACAAGATTGAATCTCAGTTAGCGATTATATCTTTAACACATTTAAAACGTCTTCCTTATGAATTGACAACAATTGTAAATGATAACATTACAATAGGTAATGCTAGAGACGAAAGAGCAGTTAAATTAAATACTAAAGCTGCTCATCAAATTATAAAAAGGTGGAAAAAAGCATATATCTGGTCCTCTTTTCCTGACTATGAGTCGTGGCCTGAAGTTCATTTTATTCCTCTCTATAAGGAGAATCAGTTGTGGATTGGTGACGTAGGAGAGTTTACACAAAGCACCACTTCTAAGTATAAAAACCACCTCACTGAAAAAGGTAATTGTGATTTGGCTAATCACATGAACGCGTGGATTAAAGAGAAGATGAATGAAACTTACTAATAACCTATTAATTGGAGATAACAATGTCAAAACAACCTCGTGATGATGGTAATGAAGCAATTCCTGTATTAGCGTTGCGACCTAATCGTGGCTTGCAAGTTCCTTTTACTGATACATCGAACACTTCTCCACAAATTTCAAGCTCAGTCCGTGTTGTAACTCTTTTTGCGACTCAAGACTGTTTCATTGAAGTAGGAGGTTCAGGAGTTGAAGCTAATACCTCTAACTCACATTTTTTATCAGCCTCTATCCCTTTTGACATCTCTTTAGGAGCGGAAACTAATCCTGCCGACAACGATAAATTTGTAGCAGTTATCCAAGCCTCTAACCCAGGGACGCTCCACATTTCTGAGAGAGACTGATGCCGTTAGGAGTTAGTCGTCTCGTTTTATCAACATCAGCGATTAGACGAGTTTTTGCTGCAGAGATAGGACTTGAATATTTAACTACTCAAGACGGTAAAACTTTACAAGATCAAAGCTTAAGATTAATTGCAGTTGAGCAGAGTGATATTGTAACTACTCCTCTTGATCTGATCACTAACATTTTTGACCCACTCACCACTCAAGATGGAACTTTCTTACAACTTGAACAGTCAAATCAAATTTTATTACTTGATCAAGATTTTGAATCAGATGGCAACTCATTTACAACTCAGCTAGGTGAGACACTCGTGACACAAGATAATCGTGCAATTTTGACCCAACGTAAGAGTTAGATTATTTTTCATTTTGACAGTCTTGGACCAGTATGCGACAATGATCTAAATATGTTTAAATAAGGCAGAAGGAACTTACATGGCAAACGTAAAAATTACCGATCTCACTGAATTGGCTGCTGTTGACGTAGCATCTAATGACGTGTTACCGATCGTTGATATTAATAATGATTCTACTAAAAAAGTTACTATTGCTTCGTTGGTTACCTCTGTAGCTGATGCAAATGATCATGCAACTTTTACCATTCTCAATGCTAATATCAATCAAGTTTCTTCTAATGCTGATGCATTTCTTACCCAACTGAATGCCAACCTTGATGTAGTACAAGACAACGTAACTGCTGTACAGTCAAGACTTACTACCAACGTTACAACATTTACTAACGAAGATACAGCTTTACAAAGCAGACTTACTACCAACGTTACAGCGTTTACTAACGAAGATACAGCTCTTCAAGCTAGAATTGCAGCTAATACACTGGTAGCTGCTTCTAATGATTTTATTACTTTCACCAGATTAAACGCAAATGTTGATGTAGTACAAGATAATGTAACAGCACTTGAAGCTAACGTAGATATAACAAATGACAATGTATTAGCTAACTTTAATCAACTTGACGCTAATATAAATGTAGTACAAGATAATGTTGCAGCTAACTTTAATCAACTTGACGCTAATATAAATGTAGTACAAGATAATGTTGCTACAAATGCAACTGATATCGTAGCTGTTGAAACCCGACGTACTAATAATATAGCAGGTGCTATCTCTACAGTTCTTACTGGAGACTTAACTGTTTCGCGTGCTTTAGCATCAGATAGTTCAGGTAAAATTTCAGTTGCCACTACCACTTTAGCTGAATTAAATCATGTAAATGGTGTTACTGGAGCTATTCAAACACAACTTGATGCAGTAGAGTTAAGGCGCGCTGCTAATAATATTACCACGACATTTACTGATGATGTGATTGTCACAGGCAATCTAACTGTTAACGGTGATACAGTCACTATCAATACCACTAACATGGATGTTGACGACACCATGATTATGTTAGCAAACGGAACTACAGGGTCGCCTGCTAATGATATTGGTATACTCTTTAATCGTGGAGATGAAGGTAATGCAGCGTTTTTCTATGATGAGTCGGCTACAACATTTAAACTTTCAGATACAAAAGATCCAACATCTAATACATCACTCTCCCCTGTTACAGCTTCTAATTTAAGCGTAGGTATTGTAGACGCAGCTACCCTTAAATATAATGGATTGTCAGTAGATACTTCTATTGCAGACAATGCTTCAGTCGCGGCAGCGGCATCTGCAGCGGTCGAAACACGTCGAGTAGCTAATATCGCTGGTGCAATTTCAAGTGTACTAACTTCTGATCTAACGGCTGATAGAGTTATGATTACCAACGGTTCTGGAAAGATAGCTGCATCTAGTGGAGTTACCCCTACAGAACTTGGATTCCTTGACGGTCTTACTTTAGGTACTGTTGCTGCATCTAAGGCTGTAACAGCAGACGCTAATGGAGACGTTAATTTTATTCGTGAAGTTGACATTGACGGTAATGTAACAATTGGAACTAATGATTCTAACACTGTCACAATTGTAGGTAAGCTTGATTTAGGAGCATTCTCGTAAATATATTTTGACCACAGGTTAAAATTATGATAGAAAGGTAATTATGTCACAAAAAGTTTCAAGATTTATGGGCGGTCTGGGCTTAGATGCAACAGGCGTGTTTGAGGTAGAGGCAAACTCTACCGTTACTGTAGGTGGAGGTAGCGGTAATGTAGTTGTGGGCACCATCACGGCTGGCGCATCCGGCACAAGCGGTCAGATAAATGCACCTGAGAGCTTTGTTGTTAACATCGACAGTGACAACAACTCAACCACTCGCGCCTTTGTAATTAAAAACAATGGTTCAGCCGAAATTGCACGGTTTACGGAAAGCGGCAGATTAGGGCTGGGGACGGCTTCGCCCAGCACTACATTGGATGTAGCAGGAAACGTATCGTTAGGCACTAACTCTTCAAACACAATTACACTAACAGGCTCAATCGATTTAGGAACACTTTAAGGAGTAAAAGATGGCTACACAGCTACAATTTAGACGAGGAACTTCATCACAAAACGATGGTTATACAGGCCTAGTTGGTGAGATTTCTCTTGATACAGATACTAACAATATTAGAATTCATGACGGTTCTACCGCAGGTGGTGCTGAGATTATCCCAGCTGGGACTATCTTAGCTTATGGTGCTGCTACAGCTCCTACGGGTTATTTGCTGTGTGACAGTTCTGCTGTTTCTCGTACAACTTATGCACGTCTTTTCGCTGTAATTGGAACCACATTTGGTACTGGTGATGGTGCTGCCACTTTTAATGTTCCTGATCTAAGAGATAAAGTTCCGCTTGGTAAGGGTTCAAATAACACAGCTCTAGGGACAACTACAGGATCTGCTGCGGCTTCCTCAGTTATTAACTCTGCCACTAAAAATGGTGTTACAACAGCCTCTAGCAATACAGGAACAGGTAATACAGGAACAAGTAATACTGGCACTGGCAATACAGGAACAGGTAATACTGGCACTGGCAATACAGGCAACAGCACTGTATCTATTTCAGGTAATACTGGCACTGGTACATCTGGTAATGCGACATCTACAACTGCAGCCTCTAATACAGGTAATGCGACATCTACAACTGCATCCTCTAATACAGGTAATGCAGGTTCAACAACTGTGGGATATAATGCTACCAATGCACCAACAGTTGTGACAGGAACTGGTAACACAGGAAATAGCACTGTATCAATTTCAGGTAATACAGGCACTGGCACTACAGGTGGTTCTGGTGTGACTATTTCAGGTAATACAGGTTCTAGTACCACAGGTAATAGCACATCTACAACTGCAGCCTCTAACACAGGTGCTGCTGGTTCTGGAGGTCTCACGCTTACTAATGTGACAGTTGCAGCATCTGCAAAAGACTCTTCAACTACTACAGCTGTATCTGCAGTCAACCAAGCTAACCATACACACTCAATACCTTCGTTAACTGTTAATAACCATACACACTCTGTTCCAGCCTTAAGTTCTGGTAACTTAGCAGGTGCAAGCCATACACATTCAGTGCCAGCGTTAAGCTCTGGCAACTTAGCAGGTGGAAATCACACTCACTCTGTTCCAGCACTGAGCATACCATCATTAACTGTTAATAATCATACACACTCAATACCATCATTAACTGTTAATAACCACTCACACTCAATACCGTCACTAACCGTGAATAACCATACACACTCTGTCCCAGCTTTAAGCGCTGGTAACTTAGCAGGCGGAAATCATACACACTCTGTTCCAGCACTATCAATCCCTGCTCTATCAATTCCAGCACTGTCAGTCCCTGCTCTATCAATTCCAGCACTGTCAATTCCATCTTTAAGTGTAAATGGTTTTTCTGTCGCTACAACACTACCTAGTGAAGTGGTTCAGTATATTATTAAGATTTAGGAAGTATCAATGAATGATGTTAGAGAACTTGATCAAATACAAATAGAGCTAGATAGATTACACGAACGATCTCAGAGTAACAAAGCAGGCATTTCTGCTCATGAAGCTGTGTGTGAAGAGCGTTATGAAAATATTGTCACAATGTTTCACCGATTAGAACAGCGTATAGATAACATAGATTCTGAGGTAGCATCAATTCGTGAAATGGCTACACAGGGTAAAGCTTCTCTTAAAACTTTGTTATGGATAGGTGGTGTTTCAGTTACCTTAGTTTCCGTCATCACAATGATTATTAGCATTTTTCCTAGATGAGCAATAAATTTTTTCGAATTAAAATTCAACGTTTATTAGACAAACTACCAACACCCGTTCAGTTTAATGAATCACAATGGGCAATGGTAGAGAATTTAGATTCTAACCGTTTTTGTGTGCATATTTCAGCTCGTCGCACAGGTAAATCATATGCAGCAGCTATCTTAGCTTTTGCTAAACTACTCGAGCCTGGTCAGCAAGTAATGGTCGTTGCTCCAAACTTTTCTCTCTCTTCTATCATTTGGGATTATGTTACAGA